GCAGCTGCAGGACCTGGTCCATGCTGAACGTCTGCGCCGGAGCCGGCACCACGGCCGGAACGGCGGGAGCCGAGGTCGTCTCGGCCGTGGTCTCGGTCACGGGATCTCCTTCTGCGGTACGGCTCGCAGCCACTCTGGTCACGCGAGCGTTTCCGAACGACGGTTCGGGAGTGAGCGCCACATGGCGCAGGTCTGCGCGGCGGACCAGCACACCGGTCTTGTCCCGCGGGTCCGGGGTGGTGTCTGCGGCCATGTCGAAGTCGACGCCCACGGACAGGCCGTCGAGGACCTTGTCCTCGGCGAGCTCCAGCGCCCGGTCGCCCTCGGGGCCGCGCGCAACCTTGAACCGGGCGTGCACGCCGTCGGAGACGCTGGTCAGCTTCTCCGCGTAGCCAACGGTCTCGCGGACCTCGTGGTGGGTGTTCAGCTTCACCCGGGTCGGGTCGGACCACTGCAGCGCGCCCTTGGAGAACCGGAACCGCAGACCGAACTTCGTGCCGACGTCGCCGTACGGCAGGATCAGACCCTCGATGATGCGGGCGTCGCGGTCCACCGAGAACCCGGTCACCGGCACGTCAGCGAACTGCATGGCCGGGCCGTCGAACGTCATCGCGGCGAGTGCCGACGCGTCGACCGGAACCATCGGTTCCGGCTCCGGTGCGGGTTTAGGTGCGACATCCGTCGCACCTGCGGGTAGGGGCGGCAGGCCTTCCTCTTCGCGGATCTCGTCCACAGTGGTCGCCCCCATGTCGAGGTACACCTGGTACACCTGCGCCCGCGTCAGCGGATCGGCCCTCATGTAGTCGTCGAGGTCGAACACGACCTTGTAGCCGCGCTTCGTCACGTCCGGCATCGAGAGCCGGTCGGTGATGGCGCGCATGTACGGGGACAAGGTGTCGTTGATACGGTCGCGCCGGCGGTCGACCGCGTTCGTGTACGTCCGCGACGTCGTCGAGATCCCCAACTCCTCGGGGTCCACGCCCAGCGCGTTCGCGATGTCCAGGCCGGCTTGCTTCTGCAGCTCGACCAGCTGTAGGTCGGCCGGCGACGGCGCATCGACCGTGTTGTACTTCAGGGCGGCCGGAACGTAGGCGGTGCCTCGCTTCTTACGCTGTGCCGACCACTTCGCCAACTCCACTTTGACGTCGTCGTCGTCGATCGGGTCGGCACCCTCGGCCGGCGTGAAGTAATCCATGGGCCTCGGGTCGTCGGCGTACATGCGGGCGGCCTGGTCGAGCAGGATGGCCCGCTTGATGGCCCGGCCCCCGACCTTCAGCAGCGCCGGGTTCGGGGAGTCGAAGCGGATGATTTCCTTGCCGGACAGCGGTTTCCCGTCGACCCACACCACGCCGTCGCGCGGGTCCATGCCGCTCGGCAGCGGTGACACCGGCCGGTCCTTCGGCGGGTCCGTGGTCACGGTGGAGACGTCCAGGTGTTGCGCCGAGGCGGGGTATCCGTCCCAGCCGAACGCGAGGATCTGCCACCACGCGACCGATTCGAACAACAGGTCCTCGAGCGTCTGCGCCAACGTGACCACGTTGGCGACGTTCGGGTCCAACTGATCCAGCAGCGGGTTCGGGACCACGCGCCGGTCCGGGCCGCGCTGGATCAGCGGCAGCGTCGAGATCGAGCAGATCAGGTTGCGGCCACGCTGGACCGCCGGAACCGACAGCGCCTCGGTGCGGCCGACCCGCGGCGCGGTACCGCGCCCCAACATCTCGGCGATGACCGCGTCGACCGGGCGCGGCGCCGTGTCGAACGTGGCAGTGGGGCCGTGGTGCAAGGTGAAGAAGAACTCACCGACCCGGCGCCAGAACCCCATGCTGCAATCATGGCACGTCGTGCCACTTGGCAGGCCATGACGCTTGACACGGCGTGCCGCATTTTGCTAGTCGGCGACGACCAGCCGAGGTTTGCCCACCGGTGCCGGCAACGTCCTAGCCAGGAACACCGCGCCGGCCGCCGCGTAGGCGGCGTCACAGTGCCCCTCGCCCTTGCGACTGAAGACCCACGCGTCGCCCCGCTTCAGGCGCTCCGCGCCGCCGATGTGCGCGTCGAGCAACGGGTCTCCGGAGTGCGCCACCCGGCCGGCGGTGACCTCCTTCGCGAGGCCCATGCACACGGCCGTCACCTCGCCGCGGATCTCCTCGACGGTGATGCCGGCCGGCGGCCAGCCCGGGCGGGCCTTCAGGTCGGCCGCCAGCGACGCGGCCGGGCCCGCGGGTAGCCATCCCAGCGCCTGCGGCCGAACGCGCGCCAGCAGCCGCGGTAGGTCACGGCGTAGCCGGTCCGTGCACGCCGGTCCGTCCCACGCGGCGACCACCTCGACCCGGACCCGGTCGTCTGGCAGAACGGCGGCGGCGACCAGCGTCGCGTGCAGCTGGTCCGGCGCCACGTCCAAGCACAACGCGACTCGCGACCGCGCGGCCGACAGGTCCCCCACGTCCAGGCAGCGACCCCACGCCCCCGGGTCCACAGCCGGGTCCAGCACCTTGACCCGGATGCACATCACCTCGGTTTTGAACTCGGTCAATGCCTCGCCACCAGCGTCGACCGCCCGGCGGGCGTCGGCGAGCAGATCGCGCGACCTCTGCCCGCGCCGGTTCATGTTCGGGTTGGCCTGCGCCAGCGCGTCGATGTCCGTCGGATCGGCGACGCGTTCGGCGGACCACTCGGCGAGGAACAGGTCCGTGTCGGGGTCGTCGACCGCCACCTCGGTACCGTCCGGCAGTTCGCGCACGGCGGCGGCCCGCAGGTCGTTCAGCACGACGGAGCGGTCAGAGCCGGCGTTGCTCAACAGCCAGGCATGGGCGCCGTCGATCGCGCCCATGGTGCGCACCAGGGCACCCCACGCGGAGTAGTCGTAGTGGTGGCGCAACTCGTCGAGAAACAGGCGCTCCACACTCAGCGAGCGACCGCCCTCCTCGTTGGACGCGTCGATGGCGTAGCGCGAGTCCCACGGCTTCCCGTCGGCGTCGAACTTCGGCGTCCATAGCTCGACCTCGCCGTTCGTCTCGCGGTACCACCGGCGGTCGCACAGCCCGTCGAGGCCCGACGTCTCGATCAGCTTGCGGGATTTCCCCCACATCTTTTTAGCCATGTTGACCTTGGTGGAGGTGCCGAGGATCTGCCCGACCTTCTCGACGAAGAGCCAGTACGGGACCAGCGAGACCGGGATCTCGGTCTTGCCGTTCTGCCGGGACGCCAGGATCAGCCGGTACCGGAACCGCTGCGACCCGTCGGGCAGCAACTCCCCGGCGTGGACCACGCTCCACCGCTGCCACTCGTCGTAGGGGTGGCGCAGCATGTCTCGAGCGAAGTCGGCCTGGTCGAACCCGACGCTGGTAGCCGGCGACAGCGCGCACCCGCACCCGCACGGGCCCGGCGGGCCGACCACCAGCGGCGGCGTGAACAGCCTAGGGACCACACTTCCGAGCACGGCGGGCCGTGAACTCGTCGAGCGCGGCGGCGACAGGACCGACACCGGATCCACCTCCCTTCACGCCGCGACCAGCCGGCGTCATGCCCAACGCGCTCAGGATGGCGAGCAGCTTCGGGCCGAGGTCGGCCAGCACCTCGGCGTCGGTGAAGCGGTCCAACTCCTCGGCGTACCGCTTCGCCAGCCGTACCGCGGCGGCATCCCGAGGAAGCAACGGGGCGTCCTTGAGCGCAGCCGTTACGGCGCGTTCCATCGGGCCGGCGGTAGACATCATCAGGTCCTATCTGTCCGGATATGGCGCGATGTGGGGGCTATGCGGGGAGAGGGACGGAACAGGTACGGCGGGTGTCCCATAGACCCCAGATGGGGAAAACCGGACATCATGGTCGCCTCCTGAGTCCACCGCGGCTCGTCACAACCTGGTAGCCGTCGGCGAACTCGACGAGCGCGCTGTTCATCGTGCCTCTGCACACCACGCGGCAGGCCTGGCCTGTGCGGTCCACACCATCCCCGAACCATGGGCCCTTGGCTGTACCGGTACCGCCGTAGAGCGTGAGGTCGTGGGTGCGATACCGCCACGTCCACACGTACGGGTAGTGATCTTTATTGTCGAGATTCGACATTGAGATCACCACCTTGTCCTCGGTCGGGGTGGTGGGTCGGGTGTCCTCGCTGGGTCACCGGTTGCGAGGTTGCATGGTGCGCACGCGGCCACCAGGTGGGCAGGGTCGTCACCGGTTACCTCCCTGCCCAGTGTGTGGTGGACGTGAGTGGCCACGCCCACGCACACGCCGGCTATGCGCAGCCGGCAGGAGTACCCATCCCGGTACAGCACCCGGGCGCGGATCTTCCTCCATGCCCTGGTAGAACCTCCGCTCCAGGAACGGCTCACGGCACCAACGCCCTTATGCGTAGGCCACGGATCATGTCGTGCTGCTCCCTTGTGGACAGCTCGTCCAGCGAGCGGACGGGCCGGCCGGCGACCCGGGATGCGACCTGGTACCGACGGTCCCATAGTCCGAGGTCGTGGAGCAGGCGGACGAGCACGGTCACCGGGTAGGCGGTCATGACGGGGTCTCCGTCTTTGGCTCGTCGATGCCCGCCCGTAGTGCGTCGATCACTTCGCTCGCTTCCGCGCCGGTCAGTTCCTTCGACGACTCGATGACCCTGCCGATCACCTCGCTGGCGAACGCGATCCTGTCCTCGCGTTCAGGGATGCCGGCTTCCCGGAACAGCACCTGGATCAGCTTGAGCTGCTGCGGCGAGAGCGCCTCGGTGTCTGCGGTGGGTAGGGCGAAGACCTGGGTGAGCATGGTCCTGAAGGCGACGGTTAGGGCTTTTGTCATTGCTTTGTCGGCGCTGTCGGCGCCCTCGGCGCTCACCGTGGCGATGACGTGGTCCCCGGCGGGCCCGTAGAGACGGAAGCTCACCAGCACCCTCGCCGAGGTCATCCTGGTGAGCTTGGTTCCGTACTCCACCGGGACGTACTCGGCTGTCTCCACGGTGGGGACGGTGACGATGCCGTGCCGGCGTAGGACGGGCGCGGCGGCGTTGATGACGGCGTCGGCTCCGCGGTACACGTAGCCCTGGGTTTCGTTCCGGGAGGTCTTCTCCACGGCCCGCAGGTCTTGCATCGCGGCCGCGATGGCCCGTATGGCGGTTGGCTGGTCGGTCATCAGAACTCCTCGGCGAGATAGGTCTGCCACAACGGTTCGAGCGCGAGGTCGTCGGCGAGCTTCTGCACGTAGGCGCCGAGGTGGTTTGCGTGGGGTCGGCTCCGGCGGATCCATCTGGCGAACTTGATGGCGTTCGGCCAGTCGTCGACGGTCACGCCGTCCGCGATGATGATGGTGGCCGCTATGTCGATCTCTTTGTGGTCCGGCTTCGCTTCGCGACGAGCGGAGCGAGACGCGTCGCGAAGCGAAGCCTTCTGATCTCTCTTTTGAGCTATAGATCTGAGTACTGGGGTACCTGTTTTGCTACCGCTGGATTGCAAAATTGCTACCGCTGGAGGTCGAATCGCTACCGCTGGAGCGGCGATCGGAGTGCGATCGGTAGTGCGATCCGGCCCAGCGGTAGCAGATTGCAACCGCTGGAGTGGGCAGGTCAGTCGATACACCGCCGAGCGATGCTGGCGCGCGACTTCCTTCTCGTCGAGCCACCCGGCCTTCACCAAGGCCTTGATGGCAGTGCTGACCGAACGCTTAGACCGCATCCCGGTCCGGCGCATCAGTTCCGCGTACGACGCCCAGGTCTCCTCGGTCTTGCCGGCGTAGCGGGCGTAGACGTACGCGACGGCCCGCTCGTTGGGCTTCAGGGCGTCGTCTTCCCAGATAGCGTCTAGCCACCGGTCCCGCGGCCACGTCTCGCCCATGGGCTCACCGTCCGTCCGATACGGCTCGGTCGTACGCTTCCCCGGCGTGTGCGCGGCGTCGCCGAGCACCGGATACGCGCCGGCCGGACTTGACCGCGTGACTGTCGTGCGCCCAGGAGGTCCCGAGCGGAGTCAGTGGCAGCGGACGGCCATCCGGGTCGATCCACCACGGCGCGCTCGTCCCTGGCGGTGGTTCTGGATGACCTGCCTCTCGGGCGGGCGTGTGATCGGCGCACCTCGGGCCGCACAGGTACGGCCGGGCCTCGCCGTCGCAGTGGTCGTAGCCGCAACGCAGTGGCGCGGTCATGCGGCCCTCCGTGGGCCGTCGGCGAGGCTGCTGCGGGTCTCGAACACGTCGACGAGGTCCGGTTCGTTAGCCATGATCGCCCTGGCGTAGAAGCTCCTGAACGAGTTGTTCAGGGCCGGCGACTCGTCGGTCTGTAGCTCCAGTTCCCAACGGCAGCGTTCGAAGAGCGCGGCGATGCTGATGCGACGTCGGCCGGTACGAGCGACCCACTGACGGGCCAGCCGGACCAGTGTGGCGTAAACCTCAGGGTGGCCGGTGTGAAAGTCACGGAACCTCTCGGCGAGCCCAGGTGGCCCTGCCAGGAGGCTGATGAGGTCGAGCTGCACGTTCACCGGCCGGCCTCCTCGCGAGCGAGGCGGCGGGCGTGACGGATGGCACGACCGAGGCGACGGCACTCCAGGAGTTCGGCGAGCAACATGTCGGACGGGGTCGGTACGCTCGATCCGCGGAGTTCTGAGATGGCGGGCCCGGCGAAGACGTGCGCCGGGCCTGTCTGCGTATCGGTCACTCCACCCGACCTCCGTCCTCAACGGGAACGGGGACGAGGATCGCGGCCAGCTTGGCACGCTGGGTCTCGGTGATCGGCGGCGCTTCGGCGACCAACCGTTGGATGTACTCCTCGGCCATGACGGCCTTGAGTTCCGCGCGGGCGGCCTCGATGTCCTCGGGATCCGCGCCACGGCGGACCAGGACCCCGATGTGACCGCGGGCGGCGTGTGAAATGGACTTCGCCACGAGCTTCTCCGGGTACGCGTTACCCAAAGCCCGTGGCGAAGGTCATGAGGCTTCCTGACGGTCCGACGTTCGGTGCCTCGCCGGACACAGCAAAGGCTACAGGTTCAGCTTCGACAAGTCCGCGACGACGCGCCGTTCCCCGTTGCGAGTCCGGGACAGTAGATGGTCGAGAAGCCGACGCAACCGGTCAGCCCGGATCCGCGGCGTACGCGGGCAGTGCGGGCAATCGTTGTACTCGATGTACGACCCGGGGAACGTCGGCATCATCGCCCACACGGGCGAGGTGTCATCAACCCACCAGCTTTGCAGGATCCATTCGCGGTGGCTCCCGCGGTCGGTACAGATCAGCGCGATCTCGCGGCGCTCGGTCATGATGCCCTCCACTGGATCCGCACCCGCTCCGGCTCGAACCGCTTCACGCCGAACGCGCTCGCCCGGTCGATCGTGATCTCGGCGAACAGCGTCCGGATCACAGTGCGGCGCGCCGGGACCGGCAATGCGAGCCACCGGCCGAGGACGTCCTCGGCCGGGGCGAGCAGTTCCCGCACGGCCGGCGGAAGCGAGGCCCGACGTGCCCGGCTGTCCGCTTCCCGTATCTGCGCCGAGAGGTCGGCCTCGATAACCGCGAGACTGCTCGGCGTGGTCTCCCCGTGGGCGGCCGATCGTCGCCACTCGTCCAGCCGCGCCCGTAGCGTCTCCGACTGCGCCCGCGCGGCCAACGCCTCGCGGTCATCGTCAGCGCCGGCCTGACGCAGGTCCGCGTACGCGTCGGGGCGGGACATGAACGCGACCACCGCCGCAGCGACGTGCCTGTCTAGGTCGTCCATCGCCACGGAGACGTGCGACAGCGGGCACTTGTAGCCCGCCCGACGCTTGCCAGCCGGACGCGCGGTCATGCCCGCGCCACAGACCCCGCAGGTCGCGATGTTCGTCAGCAGCCACCGCTGAGCACCTGGGCGTGTCGCCCGGCCTCCGTTCGAGGTTCGGGTCGGGTCGGAGAGTACCCGCTGAGCCCGCCAGAACGTTTCGACGTCGACGATCGGGTCCCACGCCGCCGGATGGGTCTGACCCTTGTGTGACCGAAGGCCGGCGTACCCGACGCGGGTTGCCACGTGGCGCAACGAGTTCGACCGCCACAATCCGCCAGCGGGCGACGGTACGCCCCGCTCGTTCAGGCTCCCCAAGACGACGTTGATCGGCGTGCCGCGGGCAACCGCGCCGATGATCTCCCGGACCACCGGCGCGGTCTCCGGATCCTCGACCTGCCCGGCGAACTTGCGGGTGACCGGGTCGTACTCCCGCCTGAACCCGTAGGGCACCCGGGCGTGCGGGGTGCCGTTCCGTGCCGCCGCAGCCATTCCCCGCCGTAGCCGCATCGAGGTCTTCTCGCTCTCGTGCGCGGCGTCCACGCCGAGGTCGGCCAGGACCTTCCAGTCACCGGCGCGGGCCAGGTCGAAGGTGCGCTCGTCGCTGGTCACCCGGATCAGCACACCGTGGGAGCGGCAGGCCGCCAGCAACGTGAACCAGTCGACCGGCTCTCGGCTGCCACGGCTGCACTCCCACAGGACGAGCACGTCGATACTGCCGGCGTTCACCGCGGCGATCACCTTCGGCCAGTCGTCCCGGGACCGAGTGGCAAAGCGACTCGCGCTAGTCCCGTCGCGCCACCGTTCGGTGATCCGCCAGCCCTGTCCCTCGCAGTCCTGGACGCACTCGGTCAGCTGGTCGTCTTGGCTCTTGCCTTTGTTGTGCGATTCCCGGGCGTAGACCCCTGCTCGCCCTTGCGGTGCCATCATGGCCACACCGTAGCATGTAAGCTCAGATAACTGTAGTGGGCGGCTCTCGGGGGTGACGGTCAGTCAGGCTCTACGCCACCGGCTCGCAGGATGCGCCGGATCGACTCCCGGGTGTAGCCGGTCGCGTCGACCAGCTCGCGGGTACGGGCGCCACGCTCGTACTCGCGGACGATCGCCGCGTGCAGGTCGGCACGGACGGCCGGCAGCGCGGCGCGGGCGGCGGCCAGACGCTTCTCAGACGCCTCGATGCGGCCCAGGGCAGCACGGTACGCCTTCACGGCCGCCACAAGGTCACCCGACATGTGGCCATGGTGACATGCCCTGGTTTGCGTCAGATTACCCTGGTGTGTTGTGGCCACACGGACGACCATCACATGGCCATGTCCGAGGTACGTTCGTGGCACAACAAGACGCCCCCGGGCCAGCGACCGAACGCCGACCCGGGGACTTGACGGACACTGGAGGTCCGCCCATGACGTATTCAACACCCTTCTCGGACGACGTCCGGATCGTGCACCCTCACGACATCGGCGTGCCGCGGCAGGACGCCGGTCTACCCGTCGTCGACCTGACCGTCTACCTCGCCGCGCTGAAAGACGTCGAAGTCGTCGAATGCGGCCTGGAGATCGCCGTCGGCCCGACCAGGGTCATCATCTGCTCGGCCGACCTGGCGCCCACCGCTGGGGAAGTGGACGCGTTCGAACGGTTCACCGACGCAGTGCTGGAGGTCCGCACGGCCCTGCGGGACGCGTACCGGGACGGTGCCCGGTGAGCGGGCCGCTGCGCAACGACCTGCCGGTATGGCTGGCCGGCGTGCAGGGTCCCGGGCATCGGGCCGAGCTTCGCGGTTACGGGGTCCTGCCGAAGATGACCGTGTGCGGGCAGTCGCTGGCCGGGATGATCCGCACCACGTTGGCTGGGTGCGCGGTCAACGGCATCCCTTTCTGTGACCGGTGTTGGCCTGAGGCGGGCAGGATGCCGGGCTGGCCGTTGAACCTGCGGGTCCGGTCGTGAGGCCGGGGCGCCGCACGAAGCGGCTGGAGTCGTGCCGACGCGGCATGACCGCCGAGGAGCTCCAGCTCCTCGACCTCGGCTACCAGGTCGGCAAGTCCGAGGGGCACCGGGAGGCGATGCAGCAGATCAAGGCGGTCGCCGACTACGCCCGGCGGCTACTCGGCGAGGAGTGAGCAAATCTGCTCAGGCGCAGCAGGCAAAATCAGGCCCATGGGCCTGATTTGCGGCAGGTGACACATCCGTGTCACCTGCCGCTTCGCTGTCGTCGTTGATCTCGACAACCATGGTTGTCGAGATCAACGGGACCGGCTCCAGACCTGGCTCCGCGGGCACACCTTGTCGACTGCGTCATTTGACGCAGTCGACTCAATGTCGATCTCGGATACATCTGTATCCGAGATCGACGGGACCCGGCTGGACCTGGCTCAGGTTGAGCCACCACCTCACTTCGGGAAACTTTCCCGAAGTTGGCGCACGAGGTGTACAAGTGTCCGGGCATCCAGAGGACAAAGGCGCAGGTCAGAGGCACGTTTAGACGCAAACGGCGGCCGCGTCAATCGGTAATGATGGACGTCTATCAGAGGCGGCTGATACAAATTTGGTTCAGTCTCGAAGTCCGCCCCGCGCGCGGGGAGCGAAAAGTGTTCTCCGGGAGAACAGTTTAGCGACGGCGGTCCGCGCCGCCACCGAAATTCAACAGGCTTCCGTTGAATGTCCGCTCCGCGCGCGCGGGGAGCGGCTACCGGTACACGACGCTGAGCACGAACGCGGCGATCGACACCAGCACCGCCAGCGACGGCAGCGGCCACCGGCCACGCTCCAGCCCGCGGAGACGCTGCTCGTGGTCCTGCACTTCCTGCCGGGTGGTGGTCTGCTGCTCGATCAGCACATCGACCCGGCCGGTCAGACGCACCACCGCGTCGTAGATCTCCCGCGATGTGATCACGATTCCGCCCAGCGGGTCCATGTCACACGTCCACTCCCGAATCACCGGGGTCGGGGCCCATGTTCCACACGCACAGCTCGATGATGTCCTCGGTGCCGTCGGCGAAGATGGTCGCGTTCCCGGTGCCGGCGAGCCGCGCGACGCACAGCAGCACCGACAGGGTGC